GGGGTTTACGCCCCTCGCGAGTTCAAATCTCGCATCCTCCGCAGGTAGACCAGGGTCCGTCGCACAGCGGCGGACCTTCGTCGTTGGTCGTAGGTGGCTGTGTGAGGCCAATGTGAGTCCAAACGGTCGGGGGCGAGTCACACTGCGCTCCCCCGCGCCGACCTCGGGATGATGGCGGCGGTCGCCTCGGCGGCCGCCGCCGCGACTTCGGGGATCACCGAAGTGTAGGTGTCGGCCGTGAAGCTGTACCGGCTGTGGCCCAGCGTCTCCGAAACCACCTTCATGTCCACCCCGGCCGACAGCGCGAACGTCGCCGCACAGTGCCGGAGGTCATGGAAGCGGATCGGCGGAAGGCCGGCCGCCTTCACCAGCGTGGCGAACCGCTGGCTCAGGTACTCGTCCCGCAGCGGCGACCCCTCCGCCCGGGTGAACACCAGCCCCGAGTCCACCCAGGCGTCGCCCGCCAGCAGCCGCTCGGCGTTCTGCGTCGCCCGCCACTTCTTCAGCAGCCTGATGTTCTCGGCGTCCAGGGCGAACGTGCGCACCGACTTCTCCGACTTCGGCCCCTCGTCGTCCTCCTCCGGCCCGGCCAGCACGCTCATGGTCTTCGCGCCGTCCAGGTCGGTGTCGGCCCACGCGGCCGAGCACACCTCGCCGCGGCGCAGGCCCCGGGTCGTCACGAGGTGGAACAGGGGGTACAGCCGCTCGCCGGTGGACTCGGCGTAGTCGAGGAACGCACCGGCCTGCGCCGGCGCCCACACCATGACGCTCGCCGGCTTCTTCCCGGTCTGCTCCCATCGGGCGACGCGTTCGGCCGTCCACACCAGGGGCCGCGACTTCTTGACCCGGTCCAGCTCCACGAACGCGGCCGGGCTCACCGTGATCAGCTTCTTCTTCACCGCGGCGTTCAGCGCGGAGGACGCCACCGCGTGGATGCGGCGGATGCGCGCCGGCGACAGCGGCCGCTTGCGCTTCAGCCCCGGCTTCTCCCCCTCGGCCAGCTTCCGCTTCGGCGCGAGCGCACGCGCGGCGAGGAGGCGCCGCAGCATCTCGGAGGGGGCCTGGTCCTCGGTCGGCCGGTTGATCTGCTTCATGGCCGCGTACAGGGCCGTCAGGTGGTGGTCGCGCAGGTCGACCAGCTTCAGGTGGCCCAGGGCGGGGATGTAGTACAGCTCGATGGCTTCGGTGTAGGACTCCAGGGTGGACTGCTTGAGGCCCTTCTTGCCCTTCACCCACTCGCGCAGGTACGCGGCGACGGTGAGCGCGCGGTCGGGGACGAACCCGATCTCGCCGACCTCGTTGACGGCCTTGGCGATCCCGCGCAGGGCCTCGGTCTTGGTGGTGTAGGGGCCGATCCAGGGGCGGCGGCGCTTGCCGTCGGGGCCGGTGGGGGCGGTGTAGCGGCCCCACCAGGCGCCGTGGTCGCGCTTCTTGAGCAGCGGGCAGTCCTTGCCGAGCTGCTTGCCGGTGTCGGGGTGCCGGCAGGCGCAGCGCTTCACCACCTGCCCGGTACTAGGACGGCTCATGCGTCCTCCTCTCCATCAAATGGGTCGTAGTCGTCCGTTTCTTCCGCCGAGAAGACGTCGTTCGGAGAAAACATCTGATAGGCGTTTTTCACGATCTTACCGAGCTCGTCGCTGTCAATCGGCTTGCCATCGAGTTGGTAGACAATATAGTAACCAATGTAGGTGGCCATATGTGCTTTGATGACAGCCTTGTAGGAATCGACGCTCCCGGGTTTCGAGCCTCGCTCTTGGACGGTCATAAGGACGTGCTGGATCCCGTGCGGCTCCTGGGGAGAGAACTTGGCGTAGTCGGCTACGTCACCACGCGCCAACACCTGTTGGATACTGATCGGCAACCGCCTGAAGGCTTGCGCCGCACGCCCATCGGAACTCAACGATTCGATCCGTTCAGCTAGATCCTTCTGCTGACCCTCAAGGCGCTTGATCGTGTCCACTAGATGGCCGGTCTCGTTAACAGCCCCCGCCACAGCGGGCAGCCTGGCCCTTTTGCCGAAGATCACAGGGTGCTCTACAAGAGGGTTGGGCCACTCGTCAGCGGGGTCCCATCCTTGATCTCGGAACCAATCCCTGAGCAGGTCGTCTTCCTCGAGGATATCTAGATTCGGAGCCAACCCACCAATAAGTTGCCTGAGGGGACCTTTATAGTCTTCTTCGAGCTCGAATCCCAATGAGTTGCTTTGATGTGCAGCAAGTGACGTGACGTACGAACGCCAGATATCGGCGATTTTTCGGGCGCCCTTCGGGTTTTCGTTTTGCATGGAACGAAACACCGAAAAAATAGCCCGAACAATATCCGCCGGAATAAGCCACACTTCACGCTGCCGAAGCGCAAGTTCGTCGTCGGTCCAATGATCGTAGCTGGCCAGCGTGACGAAACCCGATGGGTTGGCACCCAGCGATGCAGCCACGTTCTGGAGCGTGGCGCTATGGACGGCTCCATATGTGCTTCGCTCTAGATTCGAAATCGTATTCCTGCTTACGCGGGCACACCAGGCCAAATCTGCCTGGCTTGCCTTGATGGCATCGCGTCGTTGCGCGACGAGCGCTGCCACATTCGGCGCTTGATTCGCCATGTCTCCTCCTGTGCTCAATGTCTGTCGGCTGGCGTCAAGCACCAGTGTCCAACGACTGCCAATGCTTGTCAATGCTGTGCAAACATAGTCACCCACGCTGGGGCTGTAGGATCATACGAACTTGCACATCCTGTGCGCTTCGGGGCAACCACTTGGAACAAGCGGTGGTAATGTGCAGCTAGTTGAAGGTGTGGTCGCGCTCTCACCGTGACGCACTGGTTTGCCCACGAAAAAGGGCCAGCAGGGAGCTCTCACCTTCCCCGCTGACCCGATGCACACCGCTCGATACCAGCACTGCCAAGTAACTGATCGGAGCACGAGCATGCCTCTCCAGGCTAGCGGAGACACCAAACCGCACTCGCCGGAATCCCCCGATGCCGCTGGTCACGACGATGACCGGCTCCTCCTACTCCCCGAGGTCGCCGAGATGATGCGCACCTCCGAGGACAGCCTGCGCTGGCTCCGCCACCAGGGGCGCGCCCCGTTCCTCTTCCGGCTCGGGCGCCGCGTCGTTGCCTACCGCAGCGAAGTGCGCGCTTACATCGAGCAGCAGCGCGCCGCCGACCGCGCCTCCGCGTAGAGCGCTTCCGCTCCGCCGCGCACCGTCTCGGCCTCCTGAGCCGACCCCGCCGACGCCCATGCCCCGACGTCGGTCCCTCGCGCATACCTGATTCCAGGGGGACCCCTTCATGTCCCAGAACACGGCCGCCGCACCGGCCACCACCGACACCACCGTCCGCGACGCCTTCACCTGGTACGAGGAGACCAACTCCCTCGGGGACACCCGGTACGTCGCCGACCTCGGCACCATCCGCCGCATCCCCGCCCGCATCGAGTACACCACCGGCTTGCTCGGGTGGAGGAACGGCAACGTGGGCCTCTCCCGCTGGCCCAGCGCCGACGGCGACGGCTACGACACCCGCATCACCGTGTTCGTGAACACCCTCGACGCCGACCTCGCCGAGGTCATGGACGAGGTCAGCCGCGAGCTGGACCAGATCTTCGGCATCGACCTGTTCGGCCGCATGGGCCTAGGCCCCACCACCCCGGAGGTGGCCCGATGACCGCCGTCGCTGAACTCGCGCTCACCGAGTCGCGGACCCTGCGCACCCAGTACGCCGACCGCACCGACGTCCTCGACAAGGTCAAGACGCTCGCCATGGCCGGCGACACCGGCTACGCCTTCACCGCGCACGTCGCCGACTACTTCGACGTCACCGAGGAAGCGATCGACCAGATCGTCAAGCGCAACCGCGCCGAGCTGGAGGAGAACGGCTACGAGGCCGTGACCAGGGCGAAGCTTGAGGGTGTCACGAGCGACACCCTCAACCTCAGCCCCAAGGCCCGGCGGGTCGCCGTCTTCCGCCGCCGCACCGTGCTGAACCTCGCGATGCTGATGGACGGCAACGACGTCGCCCGCCAGGTCCGCACCTACCTCCTCGACGTCGAGGAGGCCGCCACCCCCGAGCAGAAGCTCGACGCCCTCGCCGCGCGCACCGCCACCCAGCTCGAAGCCCTCGGCGTCGCCAAGAAGTACGGCCTCGTCAACGACTCCTACCTCGAAGGCGTCTCCCGCACCCTCTTGGCCCGCATGACCGGTGAGGAACCCCAGCTCGACCCCGCCGACATCACCATCACCTGCCACGAGTACCTCGCGGAGAAGGGCCTTAAGGGCGCCGACCTCCGGTCCGCGCGGGTGAAGCTCGGCAAGGCCGTCGCCGCCCTCTACCGGGCGCGATACGGCACAGAGCCGCAGGAGATTCCGCGGCTTGTCGAGGGCATCCACATCGGCGTGAAGGTCTACACGCGCCGCGACATCGACCTGTTCGACACGGCGTGGGCCGAGGTCTCCCGCCACTACACCCCGGCGGTGACCCGATGAGCAACAGCATCATGAAGCCCTCCCTCCACACCCCGTTCGCCAACGCGCTCGTCGCCAAGCACGACGGCCTGCTGTGCGACGACGGGCCCGAGGAGCAGGCCGCCCGCGTGGTTGCCGCCCTCGAACGGGTCAGCGCCGTCACCCCCTTCGCCCCGATGGCCGAGCACCTCGCGGTCGACCTGGCCGGGTTCGGTGAAGTGCCCATCGTCTACGTCACCGAGGACGAGGACTACCTGCTCCTCTCCGACGCCGCCGACGCCCTCGGCTGGCCCCTGCACAAGGCCCACGCCTGGGCCCGCCACATGCACGACTACGCCATCAGGGACCAGCGCGAGGCCGACGAAGCCCGTGGCGACGGGCGCATCGGCTGGGACCGTCTCCTCGACTACGTCGACCTTGGGCTGAACCTCATCGAGGACGACCCTGGGGCCAAGCCCGACGCCGGCGGACGCCGGTGGGCGCACGCCGGGGACTGGCTGATCTCCAAGGACCGGGTTCCGCACCTGCTCGTGAACAGCCCGTGGGGCAAGGAGTTCGTGGACAACTCGCTGCCCGCGTTCGGGCACGCGATGCGGAAGGTGTGGGGCGACAAACTCCGGTCCGTCCCCACCCTCGGCGAAGACGGCACCCCCACCGGCGGCAACGCCTACGACGACCTCTTCTCCACGGACGGGTTGACCGAAGAGGAAGCCCTGCGGCGGGCCCGCCGCGGCCCCGCCCTCGGCGACGACGAGCCCCCCGGCTGACCCGGTCGGCCGGACCCGTTCCTCCAGTGCTGGAGGAACGAGTCCGGCCCCCGCACCGCCGACCACCACGACCACCGGGGGGAAACCATGACCACGATCCGGCTCCGCGGCCGCATCGACATCCGCACCACCCGCACCACCCTCACCCGCGCCGACGCCCAACACGCCTGGGCCACCACCGGCGACATCCCCGCCGGCTGCCCCATCGACATCCACGTCCACGGCGTCCTCCACGACATCGAACCCGGCGCCCTCGACCCCCTCGGCACCTGGCTCGCCGACGCCCCCGAAGTCGTCCTGCACACCGGCGGCGGCGAACCCAACGCCCTCCACCGCGCCGTCCAGCACGCCATCGACACCGAGAACCGGGTCCGCACCGCCGGCGGTGCCGCGTGATCACCGCCGACACCACCCGCGAGGAAGCCGCCGAGATCTACACCCAGGTCTGCAAGATGCCGATCTTCGTGCTGAGCCCCACCAAGTCGCCGGTCGCCAACTGCGACGAGTGCAGCCAGAAGGGGCACCACGACACCCCCGAGGAGATGGACGAGTGCCCGTGCCTGGCCTGCCACGGGTTCCACGCGGCGACCACCGACCTCGACCGCGTCTTGGAGATGCTGGACCGCTACCCCGACGGGCTCCTCGCCGGCCGCATGGGCGTCGTGTCCGGTCTCGTGTGCATCGACTTCGACCCGCCCGCCGGGCTGCCCACCATGCGCGACCTCATGGAGCGCGGCCTCCTCCGCGAGACCCGCGCCCAGTTCACCGGGCGCGAGGGCGGCATCCACATGTTCTACAAGCACCCCGGCGGCTACATCACCTCGCGCTCCGGCGGCGCCGGGACCGGAGTCGACGTCAAGGGCGACGGCGGATACGTCGTCCTCGCCCCCAGCGTCCACCCCAAGACCGGCCGCCGCTACCGGTGGCGGTACGACTGGGCGTCCGCGCCGTGCGACGAACTCCACCCCGGCCTCCTCGACATCATCCGCCCGCCGGAGGCACCCCGACGCCGCTCCTTCGACCGGACGATCACGCCCCGCGGCCACACCCGCATGGTCGGCCTCGTGCGCACCGTCATGGAAGCACCTCCGGGACAGTCCAACTCCGCCCTGTACTGGGCGTCGTGCCGCGCCGGTGAGCTCGTCGCCCGCGGCGAAGTGACCGCGCACCAGGCTCACGCCGCCCTCTTCGAAGCCGCCCTCCAGCGCGGCATCCCCGAGCGCGAGGCCGGCGCGACCCCCGACAACGGCGTCATCAGCCAGGGACTCCGGCGGGGGCAGCGTTGACCGACATCGCGCCCGCAGACATCGTCGCCGACGCCGGGATCATGCCGCCCGTCAGCATCGACGTCACGCTGGAACCCCACGCCATCCTCAACATCACCGACGCGATCAACGCCGACGCCATCCCGCAGACCTACGTCCGCAACGGCCGTCTCGTCACGATCTCCGAGGTCTCCGGCGACGTCCTCGCCGACCAGCCGCACGCCGTGCCGCTGCGCGTCGCCGAGATCACCGCCGACGGGCTGCGGCGGCTCCTCGCCCGGCACACCGACACCCACAAGATCGTGCGCAAGAAGGACCGCAAGACAGGGGAGGAGCAGATCGGCACGGTCCCAGTCAGCCCGGCCGTCAGCACCGCCAAGGCCGTGCTTTCCGAGACCCACTGGCCCAAGGTGCGGCCCCTGCTGAACGTCGTCCACGCCCCCGTGTTCCGGCCGGACGGCACGATCCTCCAGGACCCCGGCTACGACGAGGCCACCCGCCTCTACTACGCGCCGATCCGCAACGTCCCGCGGGTGCCCGACGTCCCCGACGTGGTCGACGTCGACAAGGCACGCCGGTTCCTCCTCAACTACGTGCTCGGCGACATGCCGTGGGCCGACGGCGCGTCCTGCGCCAACTTCGTCGGCCTGCTCATGACGCCCATGCTGCGCCCGTTCATCAAGGGGCTGTCCCCCCTCGGCGCCATCGACGCCCGCGCCCCCGGGTCCGGCAAGACCCTGCTCACCGACATCGTCGGGCACCTCTACGGGGCGACCTCGCGGTCATGGGTCAGCGACGACGGCGAGCTGCGCAAGGCGATCACGGCGACCCTCCAGGGCACCAGCGAACCCGTGGTGGTCCTGGACAACGTCGGCGAGCGCGACCAGGTCGACCAACCGACGCTCGCCAAGCTGCTGACCGGCGCCACCTGGAACGACCGCGAACTCGGGTCGTCCCGCCAGGTCGACGCGCTCAACGACCGGCTGTGGCTCGTCACCGGAAACAACATCAGCTTCGGCGGCGACATCCCCTCGCGCACCGTCCTGGTGTCCCTGGACCCCAAGGTCCCCGACCCCGACAAGCGGTCCGGGTTCCGCATCCCCGACCTGAACACGTGGCTGGAGGACGAGGCCAACCAGGTCGAACTCCTCTACCACCTGCTCGTCCTCGCACGCGCCTGGGTTGTCGCCGGCGCCCCCGCCGCCGACCGGACCATGCGGAACTTCCGCCGCTGGGCGCGCGCCATGGCCGGGTTCACCCAGTACCACGAGATCCCCGGCTTCATGACGAACACCGACGCGTTGGCCGGGCACGACGAGGAGGGCGCCATCTGGTCGGCGTTCCTGGCGGCCTGGCACGACGAGTTCAACGACACCCCCAAGCGCGCGAGCGAGCTGCTGAAGACCTCCGAGTTGCAGCCGACCAGCAGCGGCTTCCACGACCCGTGGGACGGCGCCTTCCTCACTCGCGCTGACGGCGGAAGGCTCACGTCCAAGGGGCTTGGCGCCATGCTCAAGTCGAAGATGGGGCGCTTCTTCGGCGAGTACGTCATCCGCGGGATCTACGACAAGAAGAAGAAGGTCTGGCGGTTCCACGTCGACCGCGTCGAGCGTCGTGAGGCTGCGGTCGACGGTGGCGAGGGCGGCGCGCATGACCGCGCGTGAGCCCTCCGGCGGGGAGTGGCGGGTAGTGGTCCCCGCTAGTACCCGCCGGGGGTCGATTCCCCAGTACAGGCCGACGTTCGCGGCTCTTCCGTCGAGCGAGTCGGCGGGTAGTAGGCGGACTCCGCCCGATCTAGTACCCGCCCGTGTTTGCCCAGCTCAAAGCACCTCCGTTAGGGGTTGGCGGGTAGTGGCGGGTACTAAATCGCTCTTCCAGCCGAACGCGCTACGAAACAACCCCCATGTGTTCCGCAATCCGGAATTGAGCGCCCTCTTTTCACGTATAGGCGGCGGGAACCGGCGAAAACTACCCGCCACTACCCGCCACTACCCGCCAATTCGGCAACACCGCAGGTCAACGCTCCAGGTGACATCTCCCCGAACCGCAGCTACTACCCGCCGAGGTGAACCATGACCCACCCGACGCACACCGCCGACCAGCTCGCCGCCGCCATCCGCGACGCCGCCTCCGTCATCACCACCGCCGCCCGCGAACGCTCCACCCCCGTCCTCGACTCCTCCGGCCTGCCCTGGATCGAAGCCCAGTGCGCCCAGCTCCGCGACGCCTACCTCACCGGCCACGCCCGCGAATGCGCCCACATCGCCCGCACCACCTCGCCCACCGTCATGTACGCCGCCGCCTGGCGCCCGGGACACCTCTACTGCGCCCCCTGCGCCGCCGTCGCGTTCCTCGACGCCACCGAGGACAACACCTGCGACCGCTGCCGCCGCACCACCGAGGACATCACCACCGGCTCCGTGTGCTTCGGGCCCGTCGTCTTCGCCTTCGGCCTCTGCCCGCCCTGCGCCGACGAGACCGGCGTCGCGAACGCCCCGGCCAAGAGCCCCCGGCGATGACCGCGTCGAACCGCGAGCTGGCGGCCGCGGCCGCCGAGGTGGCCGACGCCTCCGGGCGCGGCCTCACCCGACGCGCCGCCGGCTCCGCCCTCGCCGCCCTCACCACCACCCGCACCCCCGCCGCCGCCCGCAAGGTGCTCCGCTCCGCCCGCCTGGACGACGACGTCCGCGCCGCCGCCCTCGACCTCATCGACCAGCTCACCACCACCAAGGAGACCTCATGAGCTTCGACAGCCACCGCGACAGCCTGTACGCGAAGTTCCACTTCCTCGCCGATGACTACTCCGACGTTTCCGTCCGCGGCTACCTCAAGTACCACCCCGACATCGTCAACTTCCGCCTGGCGCCGATCGAGGCGATGACCCGCAAGGTCCGGGAGTTCGTCACCCGCGAGAAGGCCGACGGGTCGTGGGGCGGGTCGCTGACCTACGACAAGGCCGCCCGGGCGGTCATGGAAGAGGACGAGCAGTTCATGGCTCACGAGTGCGACTGCCCGTTCTGCCCGCGGGCGGCCGCCGACCCGGCCTACATCGACCCGGTCGTCCCCGTCGACACCTTCGACGGCCCCACGACCTGACACCCAGCCCCGCCCGCCTCGGCCGGCGGGCGGGGCGTTCCAGATGAAACAGACCGAGGAGACCGCATGACCATCACCGCCCGCCCCGCCGGAACCCCGCCGCGCGCCACCTGCCGCATGACCGACCGGCTCGGCGACCGCTGCACTGGCGAAGCCCTCGACCCCGACCCCAAGACCATCCAGATCTGCCAGCGGCACGCCGGCGAGGTCATGGTCCTCATCAACGACCGCCTCACCACCACCCGGAGGACCCGATGACCGCCCAGGCCGTCGCCGACCTGCTCCAGGCCGCCACCACCATCGTCATCCTGACCGCCCTGATCGGCCTCACCTGGAGCCTGTTCTCCGACCCCGCGGCGGCCCGCCGCCGCGACCGCGCGACCGCCGCGCTCCGCGAAGAGCTGGCCTACACCCGCGGCCGCGCCGAAGCGACCCGGGAGACCCTGGCCATCCTGGAGCTCATCGCCCGCGGTGAGCACGACCAAGCGGCCGCCCTCGCCCGCGAGCACCACGCCAACGCCCTGGCCCGCATGGGGAAGAAGTGACCGCCCCGACGGCGGGCGCCGAACTGAGCGACTTTGTAAGTCCCTTCGGGGGACGTACAAACCTGGGGCTCAGCTCCCGGGCCATCGCCGCAGCGACCGGCCTCAGCCAGCCGACGGTGAGCCGCGATCTCCCACGTGCTCCAGATGAATCACCTGCGCCGGTGACCGGCAACAGCCGCGAGACCGTCCGAAGGGATCTCGCTACTGCCCCAGATGTGTCAGTAGGCGAAGTGCAGGGCGTCAACGGCAAGACCTACGCCGCGTCCCGGCCAAACCTCGGCGTCGGCCCTCCGGTGGCTGGGCCGCCACCGCCGTGAACTGACCTCGACCGCCCGCCCGGGGTGTCCGCCCGCCCGGACACCCCGGCCACCACCACCGCACAACCCCGGGGGACCCGATGACCGACCTCGTCCGCACCGCCGGCCGCGCCGACTCCAGCCTGCGCCAGCTCGACCGCCGCCTGGCCGCGCTCCGCGCCGCCCTGCACGCCGGAGACCGGCTCCCCCGGCACGTGCCCCGCCTCTCCCCGGAGCAGGCCGCCGACCGGGCCGCGGCGATCCGCGCCGACCGGTGGGGCATCAAGGTCATGGCCACCCTCGGCCGGACCCCCCTCGGCGCGTCCCCCGCGCCGCTCGACGTCGGCCTCCTCGACCTCCTCGGCGCGCTCGACACCGACCTCGGCGAGCTGGAGGCGGCCGTCCGTGACGCCGTCGCGCCGGACGTGCGGCCCGCACCCCCCGCCGACCGGTGCGCGGCGCTGCTCCGACTCCTGCCGCTCGTCGCCGCGCGCGACGAGGTGCTACTGGCGCACGTCGCCCGCGAGGCCACCCGGCTGGCGCGGACCGCCGGCCGCGCCACCGGCGAGGCCGAAGCCGTCGAGCGCGTCCCCGGCCGCTGCCCGTCCTGCGACGCCCCCTCGCTCCTGCTGCGCACCGCCACCGACCTGATCTCCTGCACCAACCCCGCATGCGGCGCCGGATGGCCCCGCCACCGCTGGCCCGACCTCTCCGGCATCGTCGTCACCGTCCCCGAGGCCGCGGCCGCCGCCCGCGTCGCCACGACCACCGTCTACTCCTGGATGCGCCGCGGGTGGCTGACCGCCGTCGGTGAGGACCCGATCCGGGTGCGGCTGGTCGACGTTTACGCTGCCGAGGCGGGTCGCCGCGTGCATTGGAAGCAGCGGGAAGCGGGTGCTACGATCTAGCTGCATACCCGATCTGCGCCCATTCGGCGTGCCCAAGGCCCGGTTGAGCTTCGCTCCCGGGCCTTCGTCGTGCCTGGAGTTTCCGCAGCTCAGGATCATATTGACCCCGGGGTGCATATGGTCGGCGCCCCTCGAACGTGCTTGGTGGCGCCGAGACCCCGCGCCGCCGAGCACCTCACCCCCACGCCCGGAGAAGCCATGCCCCTCTTCACCGTCCTCTTCGACAACGGTCGCGAGGAACACGTCACCGCCAAGTACTTCCACCTCACCGACCAGGACGACTACGTGTTCTTCTCCAGCGAGGACAACCCCGAGTTCACCGCCCCCCGCCGGAACGTCCTCCACATCCGTCGCACGCCTGAACGCGACAGCGACTAACGCCCACTACGGGCCCATAGACCCCCTTCCGGGGGAGCGTGAGTGGTGATGCAGGGGGCCGGCCGCGGCCGGGAACCTCGGCCGGCCCCCACCACCCCATGAAGCTTCCCGGCGCCGGGAAGCTTCCGCCCCCCACCCCGGACACCCCTGGCGCGGCCCGCCCCTCCAATGGCGATGGACCGGGCCGGCCAGGGGCCTACCCCGCGTACCCCAACTCCTCCAGCACCGCCTCCTGCTCGCCCTCCCGCTCCGGGCACACGTGCTCCACGTTCACCCGCCGCAGCGCGATGTGCTCATCGGCGTCCGCGTTGTCCAGCGCCACCCCCGTCGCCAACGCCAGCTCCTCCTCCGACGACGCGCAGTGCTCCTCGGCCAGGTCCCGCACCGTCTCCCAGCGGGAGTCCTCTACCTCCTCCACCCCCAGCACCTCGGCCACATCAGCACGATGGGCGTCCTCGTCGTAGCCCGCGCCACAACCGGACAGCAGGGCCAGGCCGAACACGGCGGGCAGCAGGTAACGCATGGGGGCTCCGATCTCCAGGGGATGAGGGTGAGGGTACGCACCCCGCCCCCACCCCACCAGGTACTGGCCACACCAGGCCGACCAGCCAGCGCGCACCGCGCGTGCCCACCGTGTGAGGTGACCCGTGCCCCGACGCCCGTGCCTGGACTGCGGCACCCTCACCCGCACCACCCGCTGCCCTGCCTGCACCGGTGTGCAGCAGCGTGCCCGCGACCAGCTCCGAGGATCGTCGGCCGCGCGCGGACTCGGCGCCGACCACCGACGCGTGCGCGCCATCGTGCTGGCCGGCGACCCGCCCTGCCACTGGTGCGGTGCCCCTGCCACCACTGCCGACCACCTGGTGCCGAGGTCGCTCGGTGGAACGAACACTCTCGACAATTACGTTCCGTCATGTTCGCCGTGTAACTCAGCGCGAGCAGCGAATCCGCACTGGATACCGCCGAACCAGCGCACATAAAGATGTTTTCGCAGGTCAAAGCCATATCCGGTGGGTAGGGGGGCGCCTCCCCGTCGAGAAACTCCAGGGGCCCTGATTGACCCGCTCCCGACCCGGCTCGATTTCTGTACGGGTTCAAAGGCACTCAGGGTCACCCCCCGACCCCCGGTTTGGTCACGTTCCGTTATGTCTTTTGGAGGTGGTGGCGATGCGCGGTGGTGCGCGGGTGAACTCCGGGCCGCTGCCCAAGGACGCGGCGTCGCGGCGGCGCCGCAACGCCGGCCCGTCGATGGTCGAGCTGCCCCGTGACGGCCGCCAGGGCGACGCCCCGGACTGGCCGCTGCCGGGTACCCCGGACGAGGCGGTGGCGGTGGTCTGGGACGCGCTGTGGGCCAAGCCGCAGGCCGCGGCGTGGGAGTCCGGCGGGTTCGAGCACGTGGTGGCCCGGTTGGCGCTGCTGACCGTGGCGGCGCTGTCGGACGAGGCGTCGGCCGCGGTGCTCGGCGAGGTCCGCCAGCTCGAAGACCGGCTGGGGCTGAACCCGGCGGCGCTGCAGCGGCTGCGGTGGAAGCTCGCCGAGGCCGAGGAGGAGGCCGCCGAGGTGGTGCCGATCGCGCCCCGCGAGCGCCGGGTGAAGGCGGTGGAGTGATGCTGGCCGACCAGATCATCGACTGGCTGGAAACCTGCGGTGTCCGCTTGAGCGGTGAGCAGAAGCGCGCCGTGCGCGAGCTGTACACCACCGAGCGGGGGTGATCCGGTGCCGTGGCGTGGCCCGCAGGAGCGCGGCGAGTACCCCACCCTCGGCTACGTCGTCGGGGACTGGATCGAGGAGAACCTGATCGTCCCCGACGGCCCGAAGATGGGCGAGCCCTACCTGCTCACCGACGAGATGTGGCAGTGGGTCCTCCGCTACTACCGGCTCCACCCCCACGCGGTGGAGGACATGGGGTCGGAGGCGTTCGTCCACTACGGCGGGTTGCTGGTGCGCCCGCAGAAGTGGGGCAAGGACCCGTTGGCGGCCGCGCAGATCTGCGCGCACGCCCTGGGCCCGACCGAGTTCGCAGGGTGGGACGCCGCAGGGGAGCCCGTCGGGCGGTCGCATCCCTCACCGTGGATTCAGTGCGTGGCCACCGCGGAGGATCAGACGGCGAACACGTTCAACCCGCTGGTGACGATGCTGCGCGACGGCCCCCTGGCCGACACCCCGGGCCTGGACGTTGGTGAGACGCGGGTGAAGCTGCCCGGGATCGGGTGGATCGAGCCCGCGACCTCCTCCGGCCGGGCCCGGCTCGGCGCCCGGCTGACGTTCGCGACGTTCACCGAGTCGCACCTGATGATCGAGTCCAACGGCGGGGTGCTGCTCGCCAAGAACATGAAGCGCAACCTGTCCGGCATGGGCGGCCGGTGGGTCGAGATCACCAACGCCTGGGACCCCGGCGAGCACTCCGTGGCGCAGCGCACCGCCTCCTCCGCGGTGCCGGGCGTCCTGGTCGACTACCGCCGGCCCCGCACCCGCGTGGACCTGGAGGACGAGGCCGCGGTCAAGGACGAGATCCGCTACATCTACGGCGACTCGATGGCCTCGCGCGGCGGCTGGGTGCGCGAGGGCCGCATCATCGCCGAGATCAACGACCCGGCGACGGGCGAGAACGAGGCCCGCCGCTACTACCTCAACTCCACCGAGTCCGGCACCACGGACGCGATACGCGCGGAGCGGTGGGCGGCGCTTGCCCGCCTCGGCGCGCTGCTGGAGCCGGGCGAGAAGATCGCGCTGGGGTTCGACGGTTCTCGGTCGCGCGACGCCACCTCGCTGGTGGCCTGCCGCATCTCCGACGGCCGCCTGTTCCCGCTGCACACCTGGGAGTGGGACGGCACCCCGGAGTGGAGGGTTCCGCGCCGCGAGGTCGACCAGGCCGTCCGCGACGCGATGGCCGGCTACCAGGTCGGCTACCTGTTCGCCGACCCCTACCGGTGGCAGGACTACCTGGATGCGTGGGAGCGCGACTTCGGGGACCGGATCGTGGAGTTTCCCACCACCACCGAGCGGCGCATGGACGCCGCGATCGAACGGGTCCTCACCGCGGTGGCCGACGACGAGGACCCGCTGACGCACAACGGCGACGAGACCCTGGCCCGGCACGTGTCCAACGCGGTGCTGGCCAAGGGCAAAAAGAAGCCGCCGCGCGACGACGAGGGCACCGGGCTGCCGGAGTACTACATGCGGGTCGTGAAGAAGAAGGACGGGCACTGGATCGACGCCTTCGTCGCGGCGATCCTCGCCTACGAGGCGCGCGGCCGCTCGATCGAGGACGACCCGTTCGTGGAGGAGGTCGAGCCGTGGCTGGAGTTCCTGTGAGACCGCGCGCCCGCCGGGTGGTGCAGGTCGGCGTGGCCTACGCGCTCGCGCTGCTCGCCGTGGCGGTCGGGGTGGGCATCGAGTTCGGCCCCGGGTGGGCGCTCATCGCCGGCGGGGTGCTCACCGGCGGGTCCGTGGCGGTGCTGGTCGACGTCGATAAACCGGCAGGAGGTGGCGGCTGATGGCGACGCTGTTCCAGCGGGCCCTGCGCGGCCTGCTGCAGGACTGGTCGGGCGGGGTGATCGACCCCCCGTCCGGGTGGGTGGCGCCGATGGCCGGGCCGATCAACGGCCGGGAAGAGGCGGCGCCCGGCACGTTTCAGGCAGCCGTCGAAGGCGCCTACCGCCGCAACGGCATCATCTTCGCGTGCAACCTCGCGCGGCTGATGGTCTTCACTGAGGCCCGGTTCGCGTTCCGGCAGCGCCGCGGCGGCCGACCCGGGGACCTGGTCGACGGCCCCGGGCTGCGGCTGCTGGACGCCCCGTGGCCGGGTGAGGCGACCGCCGGGATGCTGGCGCGGATGATCCAGGACGTCGACATGGTCGGCAACGCCTTCGTCGTGAACCGCGGCGACCGGCTGCGGCGGCTTCGTCCGGACTGGGTCACGATCGTCACCGGGTCGGAGCTGGAGCCGGAGCTGGCCGGAGATGCCCTCGATGGCGAGCTGCTCGGCTACATCTACCACCCGCGCGGGCCGAGTTCAGCGGGTGACGAACACTTCCTCATGCCGGAGGAGGTGGCGCACTTCGCGCCGATCCCCGACCCGGTGTTCTCCCACCGCGGCATGAGCTGGTTGACGCCGATCGCCCGCGAGCTGGCCGCCGACCAGGCCGCCACGATCCACAAGGGCAAGTTCTTCGAGAACGGGGCCAGTGGCGGCATCGCCATCACCCTGGACTCCTCGGTCAGCCCCGAGATGTTCCAGAAGTTCAAGGCCAAGTTCGATGAGTCCTACGCCGGGGTGTCCAACGCCTACCGGACCATGATCATGGGCGGCGGCGCGCAGATCCACAACATCGGCGCGAACCTGCAGCAGCTCAGCTTCGCGGCCACACAGGGCGCCGGGGAGACCCGCATCGCCGCGGCCGCCGGTGTCCCCCCGGTGATCGCGGGGTTCAGCGAGGGCCTGCACGCCGCGACCTACAGCAACTACAGCCAGGCGCGCCGGAGATTCGCGGACGGCACGATCCGTCCGCTGTGGCGGGCGGCCGCGCAGGCGCTGGCCACGATCATCGACGTCCCCGACGGTCACGAGCTCTGGTACGACGACCGCGACATCGCGTTCCTGCGGGAGGACCGCAAGGACTCCAGCGCGATCCAGTCCGCCCAGGCGCAGACGATCCGCACCCTGGTCGACGCGGGCTACACCCCGGAGACCGCGATCCGCGCCGTGACGAGCGAGAACTTCCGCGAGCTGCAGCACTCGGGGTTGTACAGCGTGCAGCTCCAACCCCCCAACCCCCGCGGCGCCGAGGACGGCACCGCCGAGGGCGAACCGCCGGCCGACGGCGGCGACGAGGAGCAGGAGGACGGACCATGATGTTCACCAGGTCGTTCCCGCTGGAGGACATGAAGGTCGCCTCCACCGACGGGCGCACCGTCGAGGCCTACGCCGCGGTGTTCGACACCCCGACCGAGATCCGCGACCGCGATGGCCACTACCTGGAGACCATCTCGCGGACCGCGTTCGACAAGACGATCCGCGAGCGCGGGCCCGCCGGGTTCGGCGTGTTCTACCACCACGGCATGACCTTGGGTGGCACCCCGTCGGAGCGCGGGTCGGTGCCCATCGCCACGTCGTTGGAGGTCCGCGCCGACGCCCGCGGGGTGTTCACCCGCGCCCGCTACCACAAGACGCCGTTGGCCGAGGAGGTCCTGGAGGCGATCCGCGAGGGCAGCATCACCGGGCAGTCGTTCTCCGGCCGGTTCCTGCAGTCCTCCCCGGCCCGGGTGCCCCGCGCCCGCGCCGGCGGCGAGCTGCCGACCGTGGTCCGGACCGAGATCGCGATGCGCGAGTACGGGCCCACCCCCACCCCCGCCTACGCGGCCGCTGAGATCGTCGGCGTCCGCGCCCTGGTCGACAGCATCGGCCACCTGACCGAGGAGGAGCGCGCCGATCTGGTGCGCGCACTGACCACGCCCACCACCCCCGCGGGGGCCGGAGGCGACACCGACACCCCCCAGGAGGGGGCCGTCCCGGACGAGCCGGCGGAGAGCCACTCGGGTCCGTCCCTGACCCGCGCGCGTGCGCGGGCACGCCTACTGAAGATGGGAGTCCTCCTGTGAACCGCTTGCAGGAGATCGACCAGCGGCTGGACGCGATCCGCGCGGAGCTGCTGGAGCTGGCCGAGACCGACCTGGACGAGACCCAGGCTGCCCGGTTCGATGAGCTGGAGACCGAGCACGCCGCCCTGGAAGAGGAGCGGGTGCCGCTGGCCAAGCGCGCCGCGACCGTGGAGCGCATGCGCGCCTCGCTGACCGCGGGCGGGGAGCGCGCCACCGAGGCCGGCGGCATCGACGTGCACGTGCGTACCGACCGCACGCCCTATGACGACCTCGACCAGGTCCGCTCCGGTACGGTGGCGCTGGCCGACGTGCGGGCGCGGGCGCTGGACGCGATCGAGCAGGCGCCGGCCTACGTGGCCGATGAGCACCGGGAGCGCGCCACCCGCCTGGTGGAGCGCTCCGACCGGCACGGCCGCATCGCCCGGCACATGCTGCTCACCGGGTCGCCGGACTACGAGGACGCGTTCGAGCAGGTGCTGTCCGGTGTGCAGCCGTGGCAGTTGCAGGGGCGGGCGGCCGAGGCGATGCGCCTGGCCGCCGAGCACCAGCGCGCCATCAACATCGGCACCGACAGCGCGGGCGGGTTCCTGGTGCCGTTCCACCTGGACCCGACCATCATCATGACCAGCGCTGGGACGACCAACCCGTTCCGGCAGATCGCCCGGCAGGTGTCCATCACGACCGACACCTGGCGCGGCATCACCTCGGCCGGGGTGACCACGGAGTGGCTGGCCGAATCCCAGGAGGTCGGCGAGCACAACCCGACCCTGGGCCGCCCGGAGATCCCCGTCCACAAGGCCGGGTCGTACCTCGAGGCCACGTTCGAGGTCGTCCAGGACACCACGATCGCCTCGCAGGTCGGCATGCTCTTGGCCGAGGCCAAAGACGACGAAGAGGCCCGCGTGTTCGCGGTCGGCTCCGGGACCGGGCGCCCGCGCGGCGTGGTCACCGCGGTCGCCGCCACCCCCGCCTCGGTGGTGTCCACGGCCGCCGCCGGCGCCTACGCCGTCGGCGACGTCTACGCCCTGCGGGGCGCCCTGCCGCCGCGCCACCGCGCCAACGCGTCCTGGGTCGCCTCGGACATGACGTACCTGCTGACCCGCCAGTTCGCGACCGGCTCCGGCCCCCAGCACGCGTTCTGGGCCGACCTGGGCATGGGCACCCCGTCGCTGCTGCTCGGCCGCCCCACCTACGAGTCGTCGGAGATGGCCGACGCGGTGGCCGCCGGTGCGAACCTGCTGCTGGTCGGCGACTTCCAGAAGTACCTGATCGTGGACCGGATCGGTATGACCGTGCAGTTCGAGCCGCTGGTCAAGGGCCCGAACCAGCGCCCCACCGGTGAGGTCGGCTGGTTCGCGCACTGGCGGGTCGGCGGCGACGTCCTCGACGCCAACGCGTTCCGCCTGCTGCAGGTCGACGCGCCCTGATTCGCCCCTGACCACCCCTCGAAGGGGCGGCCCAAAGTGGGGCCGCCCCTTCTCCTATGGAAGGAGGCGCCGTGCGCGCACGCGAGACCTTCGCCGTCGGCCAGCGGGTCGTGGCCGCCGGCCAGGAGCTGGCCGACGACGACCCGATCGTCACCGGCCACCCCCAGTTCTTCGAGACCGCCACCCCCGCCGCCGGAGCCCCGGAGCCCCGGGCCAAGCGGCGCCGGCCGCGCGGCGAGGACCCGGAGTGATCACCACCGAGGCGGCCCCGTTCATCACGGTGGCCGACGCCAAGAAGCACCTCAACAAGGTGAACGCGGCCAGCGACGAGGAGATCGAGGGGTTCGTCGCCGCGGCGTGCGCCATGGTGGTCGACCGCATCGGCCAGGTGTCCCGGGTGACCGCCGCCGAGACCGTGACCGTGCGCGCCGGGCGCGCGCTCCTCACCCACCGGCCCGTCCTGGAGGTCACCACCCCCGGATGGACGGTCGTCAACCGCGAGGGCATCGCCGCGAACCCGTCGGCCTCCGGCGAGGTCGAGCTGGTCTATGCGGCCGGCCGCGAACCGGTGCCCGCCAACGTGCGCCTGGCCGCGCTGGAGCTGGTCGCGCACCTGTGGCGCAACTCCCAGAACGGGTCCAGCGGCGGCGGGCGGCCGGTGGTGGGCGGCGCGGACTCCACCGTGGTCCCCGGCACCGCCTACTCCATGCCCTACCGGGTGCGCGAGCTGCTGGGCCTGGGCAAGGCGATGCGCGACGAACCGCTGGTGGGGTGAGCCGTGATCTCGACCATCCCCGCCGCCATGGCGGCGCTGACCGCCACCCTGCAGGCCGCGCCCGGCCTGGCCGGCGTCCAGGTACTGCAGGGCCCGCCCACCACCAACATCGAGCCGGACGCGGTCCTCGTCGGGTTCACCGGCGACGTCTCGGAGGGGGCGATCCGCTCCACCCGGCTCACCGCCGACCTCGGCGGGCGCCGCGACCAGGAGACCTACCAGGTCACCACCATGGTGTCCTCCTTCAGCGGTGACACCGAGATGGACGCGCGCATGGAGCGCACCTGCGCCATGGTCGCCGAGATCGACCGCGTCCTGTCGGCCGACCGCAAACTGGGCGGGGCGGTCGCCCAGGCCCGCGTGGTCGAGGTCAACCTGGGCCAGGTCCAGACCACCGACGGTGCCGAGTGCAATGCCCAGGTCATCATCGAGATCCGGGCGTGGGCGCGATGACCGATGTGCGCTACGGCATCGCCGAGTTCCGCCGCGACCTCGGCCAGATCCCCAAGGAGCTGCAGACGCAGCTCCGCCCCGCGCTGCGCGAGGCCGCCCGCCCGGTGCTGGCCGACGCGCGGCGCCGCGCCTCCTGGTCCACCCGCATCCCCGGCGCCATGCGCATCGCCACCCGGTTCGGCCGCCGCGGCGGGGTGTCGGTGGCGGTGTCGCGCACCCGGGCGCCGCACGCCCGCGCCTGGGAGGACATCACCAACCGCGGCCAGGTCCGCCACCCCGTGTTCGGCAACCGCCAGGTGTGGGCCTCGCACCGGCCGCGCCCGTTCCTGTCCCCGGCCGCGTTCGCCAACGCCGACCGGGTGCAGCGGCGGGTCGCCGACACCGTCATCTACACGGCCCGTCTGCACGGATTCCGATGAGGAGCAGCCCATGAAGCCCCGTGTCCCCACGGTGAAGATCCGCCACCCCAAGCTCGCCGTCACCGTCGAGGTGCCCGAGAGCGCCGTGCCCTACCACGAGCGGGCGGGGTGGGAGCGCGTGCCCGCCGAGCCCGTCCGCCGCACCGTGACCATCAAGAAGGAGGCCGCCGAGAATGGCCGCGACTGACATCGCCCCCGTCACCCGCTACTTCAACCCCGCGATCACCCGCGTCCTGTACGTGCTGACGATCGCGAGCAAGGCCGCCCCGACCCGTGTCGAGCTGGACGCCGGCACCGACCTGTCCAACGAGATCGCGGAGCTGTCGGGGTTCCAGGTCACCTCCGGGCAGATCCCGACGCCCGACCTCGGCCGGCGGTTCACCAGCTCCATCCCGGGCCGCACCTCCGCCGACGACTCCTCGATCACGTTCTACGCCGACGAGGCCGGCGAGGACGTCCGGTCGCTGCTGCCGCGCGACACCGAGGGGTTCATCGTCATCATGGACGGCGGCGACGTCACCGGCCAGCCGATGGACGTCTACCCCATCCGGGTGGCCTCGGTCGGCAAGATGCGGTCGGTGGGCGATGAGGCGGCCCGGCTGCAGATCCAGTTCTCCATCACCTCGGAGCCCGCCGAGGACGTCGCGATCCCGACGGCCGCCTGATGGGGGCACGCGACCGGCTGCGGGCGCGCAAGCGCCCGCACGCCAACTACCGGTTCCAGGTGGAGGACCCCACCAGTGCGGAGAAGGCGCTGGCGGTGGTCCAGGAGCAGTACCGGGCGGCGCTGCTGAAGGCCAAGGACGGCGAGCGCGACGCCGACGTCAAGCGCCTGGCGAAGAAGGTCGAGGCCGCCCGCGAGAAGGTCGACGCCTGCTTCGAGGAGATCACGCTGCGCGCGATGGCCCCGAAGGACCTGGAGGCGCTGATCGCCGCGCACCCGCCGCGCAAGGACCACGAGGACGACGACGCGTGGAACACCGAGACGTTCCCCCGCGCCCTGTTCCTGGAGTGCGTGGAGGGTGTCGCCGACATGTCGGCGGCCGACTGGGAGGCGTTCCTGGACGAGAACTGCTCGGAGGGCGAGCGCGGCGAGCTGCTGCTGACGGCCCAAGTCGTCAACGTGCGCGCGCCCGGGTCCCAGGTCCCAAAAGGCTAGACGGCGACCCGGGGCTGGCCCTGGAGATCGAGGTCGCCCGCTACTACCGCATCCCGCACAGCCAGTTCCTGGAGTGGGACGACGACGACCGCGAGAAGGCGATGTGGTCGCACCTGCGTGAACGGGACCGGTGCCCCGGGTGCGGGACCCGGCACGCCGAATGGTCGGAGGCCGAGGGCGGGTCGCGGCGCGCCTACACCGCCGAGATCCAGCGGTGCCTGGGGTGCGAGCAGATCGAGCAGCGCCGCGACTCCCTCAAGCGCGAGGACGACCTGGGCAAGGGCGTCCACATCGTGCTGCAGCGCAACCCGCAACGACAGTGAAGGGGGTGGGGTGTGGCTCGCGCGAACGCCGACCTGTCGGTCACCCTGGATGCGAACACCCGCGCGTTCGAGCGCGCCATCAACACCTCTCGCCGCAACCTGGAGGGCCTGGAGCGCGGCGTGAAGTCCGCCCAGTCGTCGGCGGCCGTGTTCGAGCGGGAGCTGCGCAAGGCCGAGGCCGCCGAGGCGCGGCTGGCGCGTGAGGCCGAGGCCGCCCAGGAGCGGCGCGCCGCGGCCTGGGAGTCCGCCGGCACGGCCATCACGGCGACCTCGGCCGCCATCAGCGCGGGGATCGGGCTGGCGGGGCGCGCGGCCGCGCAGTGGGAGTCGGACTGGACCGGCGTCGCCAAGGTGCTGGACGGCACCCCGGAGCAGATGCGGGTGCTGGAGGGCCAGATCCGCGACCTGGCGAACGTGCTGCCCGCCACCCACACCGAGATCGCGGCCACCGCCGCGGCGGCCGCGCAGCTCGGGGTGGCCCGCGAGTACCTGGTGGGGTTCACCGCGACCGCCATCGCGCTGGGCGTCACCACCGACCTCGCCGCCGAAGAGGCCGCGATGGGTCTGGCCCGGCTGTCCACCGTCATGGGTATCTCCCACGCCGACATCAGCCGCATGGGCTCCTCGATCGTGGAGTTGGGCAACAACTTCGCCGCCACCGAGTCGGAGATCCTGGCGATGAGCCTGCGCCTGTCCGGCGCGGGCAACCAGATCGGTCTGACCGCCGGGGAGACGATGGGCCTGGCCACCGGCCTGACGGCCGTCGGTATCCAGGCCGAGCTGGGCGGCGGTGCCTTCAGCCGCAGCCTGGGCCGGATGCAGTCCGCGGTGATGGCCGGCGGCGACCGGCTGCGCGGGTTCGCCCGGGTCGCCGGCATGTCGGCCGAGGAGTTCGCGACCGCGTTCGAGACCCGCCCCAACGAGGCCATCGTCGCGTTCCTGCGCGGCCTGGACCAGGTCAACTCCTCCGGCGGCGACGTGTACGCCACCCTGGCCAACCTGGGGCTGACCGGCACCGAGATCGCCGACGTCATGACCCGCGCCTCGGCTGCCTGGGAGACCGTCAACCAGGCCATGGCCACCGGCAACACCGGGTTCGAGGAGAACACCGCCCTCATCGAGGAGGCGGTCGCCCGCTACTCCACCGTCGACTCCCAGCTCCAGCTCACCCGCAACTCGGTGAACAACCTCGGCATCGCCCTGGGCGAGTCGCTGCTGCCCGCGATGAACAGCGTCCTGTCCCACACCACCGCCTGGACCAACGCCATGGCCGACTCCAGCGACCCGCTGCTCAGCATCGCCTCGGGGTCGGCCGCCGCGGTCGGCGGGGTGGGGCTGCTCACCGGCGCCGTCGTCCTCGGGCTTCCGCGGCTGATGGAGTTCCACAGCGCCCTGTCCGACATGGGGCCGCGCGGCGCCCGCGCCGCCTCCGCCCTGTCGAGCGCGGCCGGCGTCCTCGGCGGGCCGTGGGGGCTGGCCATCGGCGCCGGCCTGGTGGCGCTGACCCTGTGGATCGACAAGCAGGCCATGGCCGAGCAGCGCACCCGCGACTTCACCAACGCACTGCGCCAGGACGCCGGGGAGATGGGCGCCAACACCAACCAGGTGGTGGCCAACCTCATCGCCAAGGAAGACCTCATCGCCAAGGCCGAGGAGTTCGGCATCTCCTCCGACACCCTGGTCAAGGCCATGCTCGGCGAGGAGGAGGCGCTGCGGCTGGTCGAGGCCGCCCTGGAGGACGAGAACACCGCCTACATCCGGGCCGCCGACGGCGGCACCGCCGCCTCCAACGCGCGCGCCGAGGCCGCGCGGACGCTGCAGGAGGAGGTGCTGGGCACCAACGAGGCACTGTCGGAGGCCCAGGCCCAGCACGCCACCGAGGCCGAGGTGCTGGCGGTCGCCGCCGAGACCACCCAGGGCGCGGCCGCCGCGACCAACGAACTCGGCCTGGCCACCCAGGGGCTCGGCGCCGATCTGGGGATGGCCGCCCAGCAGGCGGTCGACCTGAAAGCCGCCCTGGAGGCGCTGACCCAGACCAACGTGGACGCCGCGGTCGCCGAGTACGACTTCGCCCAGGCCGTGCGCGACGCCGAGGCGGCCGCCGCCGAGAACGGCGCCACGCTGGACATCAACACCGACGCCGGCAACCGCAACCACGACGCCCTGGTCCGGCTCCGCGACCAGACGTTCCAACTGGTGCAGGCCAAGTACGACGAGACCGGGTCGGTGGACATCGCCACCGCCGCCCACGAGCGGGGCCGCAAGAAGTTCATCGAGGTCGCCCGCCAGATGGGCTTGACGGAGCGGCAGGCCGAGAAGCTCGCTGACGAGTACCTGGGCCTTGAGGGCGACGTCACCATGGCCATCGGGGTGACCGCTCGCGGCACGTGGACGGTGTCGGAGTCCGGGCAGGTCATCGACCCCTCAGGTCGGGGCACGAACATGGCGTTCGCCACCGGCGGCCCGGTGTTCGGTGAGGGCACCGAGACCTCCGACTCGATCCCGGCGCTGCTGTCGAACAACGAACACGTCTGGACCGCGCGCGAGGTCAGGGCGGCGGGCGGGCACGGCGCCGTCGAGGCGCTGCGCCGCCAAGCCCTCGCCGGCGGGCACACCTACGCCAAGGGCGGGTCCGTGCGGCACTCGCGCGGCACCGGCGACCACGTGTGGGACCAGGTCAACGACCACCGCGAAGACGTCCGCCTCGAAGTCCAAGAGATGATCAAGGCCAACCTGGACGGCATCGCCGGCGAGGTCGGGACGAAGATCCGCAAGATGATGTCGCAGGGCGGCACCGGGGCGCTGGCCCGCGCCGTCGCCCAGAAGGGCGTCCCCTACTCCTGGGGCGGCGGCGGCCCCGCCGGTCCGGGCCGCGGGTTCGGCCGCGGCGCCGGCTACGTCGGCTTCGACTGCTCCAGCCTGATGCAGTACGCGTGGTGGCCGTGGGTGCGGTTGCCCCGCGTCACCTACGACCAGATCCGCTCCGGCATCCCGGTCAGCCGCGGGTCCGAACGCCCCGGCGACCTCGTGTTCCCGCACAAGGGCCACGTGGCCATGTACGCCGGCGGCGGGAGGCTGTTCCACACCTTCCGCACGGGCGACGTGGCCGGGTACCGCACCATGTACCCCTCGCCGCTGGCGATCCGCCGACCGATCCCTGGCCGGGCCAAGGGCGGGTTCGCCTCCGGCTGGACCGTGGTGGGTGAGCAGGGGCCCGAGCTGGCCCGGTTCACGAGCCCGGCGCGGATCTACTCCACGCAGGAGTCGGCGCGGGTGCTTGCGGGCGCCTCCACGGGGGCGGCTGCGGCGGCCCCGGTGGAGCACGTGGAGTACCACGTCCACCACGTGCCGGGCTATTCGACGGTGCAGGACCTGCAGTACGCCGATGAGCGGCGCCAGCGCACGGCCCGGGTGGGCCGGCCGAGGTAGAGGAGGCCGAGCGTGCCGCTGCTGCACATCCCCCCGGAACCCCCGCCGCCGCCGCCGAGGGTGTGGCCGAAGGTCCCGACCCCGCCGCCGAAGCGCATCGTGTGGGTCGGGCCGGACGGGGCCGAGTTCGGGTTGTCCGACGGCGACCCCTACACCTCGACCACCGGCCGGTCGGGATTCGGCGTGGTGCGTCCGGACCACACGGTGGACCGCACCATGAGCGGCACCGCTCTGATGCGCGCGATCCGCGTCACCCCGCGGGTGATGCGGGTCCCGCTGGTGGTGGCGGGTCGCGACCCGGCCGCCTACCTGGCCTCGTGGCGGGCGCTGGCCGCCTCGGTGCGCCACCAGCACGGCGGGCAGGTGCAGCCGGGCCGCATTCGGGTGGAGCTGCCCGACGGGTCGTGGCGCCAGATCGACGCCTACTACCAGGACGGCCTTGGCGTGGCCGAGGACGTCCTGGACGACCTCGTCTGGTCCCGCCAGGACCACCCGTCGCTGGAGTTCTACGCGCCCGACCCGCACTTCTACGGGCCGGCGGTGGAGCAGGCGTGGCGCATCCAGGTCGGGGGCAGGCGGTTCTATCCGCTGTACCCGATCAGGGTGAACCCCAGCCAGCTCGGCGGCACGGCGACGTTCGTGAACCACGGCGACGCCGACGCCTACCCGGTGTGGACCGTGACCGGCCCCGGTACCCCGCTGGTCACCAACCTCGACACCGGTGAGTCCTGGGGGTTCTCCGAGCCGCTCGCCGACGGCGACGTCGTGACGGTGGACTGCAGGCCCCCCGACATCGCCCCCGACACCGGGCTGACCGCCGTCGACCAGGACGGCGTCGACTGGTGGGGCCGGTTCGCGGGCTGGCCCGAGCTGTTCCGCTTGCAGCCGGGGGAGACCCGGCTGCAGATCACGATGACCGGCGCGGATGCCGCCTCCCAGGTGGCGCTCAGCTACGCGCCCCGATACCAGGCGGGATGGTGAGATGCGGCCCCGCACCCTGCAGGTGATCGCGCGGGACCCCGACCTGGTTCCGCGCGGCTACCTGCCCTACACCCGTGCTGAGATCACCCTGAACTGGCTGGCCGTGTCCTCGTGGACGATCGACCTGCCCGCCACCCGGCGCGTGCTGGAGATGTGCTCCCCCGGGTGGGGGGTGATCGTCCTGCTGGACGGCGAGCAGATCCTGTCGGGGTCGCTGGAGGAGCCCGAGCGGGACCGGTCCGCCGAGGGGTCGGCGGCGGGCATCGGCACCGTGTCGGCCACCGGCGCCGACGACCTCGCGATCGTGGCGGGGGAGCTGGCGTGGCCGGTGCCGACGGCGCCGGTGGACACCCAGACGGCGGCCGCCCGCGACACCCGGACCGGCCCGGCCGAGACCGTCATCAAGGGCTACGTCTCAGCGAACGTCGGCACCGGCCGTCACGCCAACCGGAGGGACCCGGCGGCGCCGGACGTGCGCGAGGTGGTGGTCGGCCCCGACCTGGGCCGCGGCGCCGATGTCGAGTTCAGCGCCCGGTTCGATCCGCTGCTCGACCTCATCCGCGCGGTGCCCGGCGGCCTCGGCGTCACCTGCCAGCAGATGGACGACCAGATCGTGTTCGACGTGGTCGAGCCCCGCGACCTGTCCGGGTCGGCCGTCTTCAGCTTCGAGATGGGCAACCTCCGCCGGGCCCGCTGGTCCGACGGCATCCCCGAGCTGACCCATGTCGTCGTCGGAGGAGACGGCGAGGGCACCACGAGGGTGTTCCGGGAGCGCCGCGACTCCGCAGCCGCCAACGCCTGGCGGATGTCGGTGGCGCGGTTCCTCGACCAGCGCTCCGCGAACTCCAACCTGGAGATGGACCAGGCCGGCGACAAGGAGCTGGCCGACGGCCGCCGGTCGGGCATCATCAGCGCCGAGCTGGTCGACACCGCCCGGCTGGCCTACGGCCACCACTACCGGTTGGGCGACCGGGTGACGATCGTCCCCGACGCCTCGGGACCCACCGCGTTCACCGACGTCATCACGAGCGTGAAGATCACCGCCGCTGCCGAATCCGGCCAGCTCGACATCATCCCTGCCGTCGGGTGGACCGACGGCCCCTACGAAACCAGGGCGGACCGCGAGCTGGCGCGGCTGCAGCGCGCCGTGTCGGCGCTGGGAAGGAGCACCTGATGTGGCGCGCATGGCCGCACGACTACGAGCCCAAGGCGGCACCGGAGGACCCCGACGTCCCGATGGAGGTGACGGAGGAGGAGTTCCGCCACACCCTGGCGGTGGCGACGCAGTCCGGGATCGACCGCACCTCCGGCACCGGGGCGACGAACGCCCTGCAGGCCGCCCCGCTGCCCGACAGCAGCGGCGTCACGGTGCAGCCGGGGTTCGCCCAGATCAACGGGTACAGCGCCCTGCTGGACGCCCAGGACACCGTCACCGCGCCCGCCAACGCGAGCGCGCTGCCGCGGCTGTACCGGGTCGTGATCCGTCACGACGTCGGCGCCCGCACCGCCGTCGCGGCGATCCTGGAGGGCACCCCCGCCTCCTCCCCGCAACTGCCCGCCGTCACCCGGACGGACACCATCTGGGAGGAGCCCCTGGGCCGGTTCCGCCGCAACGGCAACGGCGGGCCCATCACCTCGTTCCAGGACGACCGGGTGTTCCTCAACCCCGCCGGGCCCCTGCTGTGCTCGTCGGCGGCGCGGCCGGTCGCTCCCGAGGTCGGGACGCACGCCTACGAGCTGGACACCGGCCGCACCATCCTGTGGGACGGCTCCACGTGGACGACCGCCGCCGACCCGGCCTACCCGTCGGCGTGGCAGCCCATCCCCCTGAGCGCGGGCTACTCCAACCTCGCGGGTGAGGGCAACACGCCCAGCTACCAGCTCGAGACGCCCACCAGGGTGCGGCTGCGCGGGTCCATCGGGAAGAACAGCGGGCCCATCCCCAACAACGCGGTCATCGGCCGGATGCCGACGGGGGCGCGCCCCAACGCGTACACGAGGCAGGTCACCGCCGCCGAACTCCAGAGCTCAGCCGCGGCGTTCGTCCGGCTCACCGTGGTCAGCGTGAACGCGACGTCGAACCAGCCCGGCCAGATCATGGTCGGCGTCATCGGCGACTACACCCCCGAGTGGGTGTACCTCGACGGTGTCGTTTACGACGTGTAGGGGGTGCCGATGGACCCCGCAGGTCTGGCTGACCTGATCCCCTTCGCCGACCTCGGCGTCACCGGGCTGCTCAGCGTCGGCATCGTCCTGATTCTCATGGGCCGCCTGGTGCCCGGCCGCACCGTCGACCGGCTCCTGGAGTCCCGCGACTTCACGATCGCCCAGCAGCGCGCCACGATCGATCGCCAGCACCAGACCATCAGCACCCAGACCGAGCAGATCACCCAGCTCCTGGAGACCGGGCGCACCGGAGCGCACGTACTGGAGGCCATCCGAACCCAGACAGGCCCCGGGGAGGGGACATGACCTGGTTCCGCAAGCTCTGCCGCCGCCACCGGCCCGCCCCGCCGGTGACGACCGAGGAAGCCGCGGCCCAGGCGAACCGCGCGGCCGCCGCCCTGAACGAAGCGCGCGCCCGCGAACCGGAGGTGCGCAGCGTCGCCGCCAGGCTGCGCGCGCAGCGCGAGGAGAACCACTTCTCGGAGCTGATCTTGCAAGCGTTGAGGGAGGGGCGATGATGCTGTCCGGCCTGACCATGGCCGGCAACGTCCTGGTGGTCATCCTGGCCATCGTGTTCTGGGTGTTCGCCGGCACCTACACCGCGCTGGCCCGGTGGGAGAAGAGCGAGGCGGGGCGGGCGCTGTTCGTGTTCTCCACCGCGTGCGCCGCGATCCTGACGCTCGGGATCGCGCGGATGTTCATCGCCGACTCGACCGTGTTCGCCGTCGCCCGCCTGATCCTGTACGGCGGGGTGCTCTACGTCGCCGTCACCATGCTCATCGTCATGGTCCGCGCCCAGCGCACCGCCCGGCGCGAGCGCGCCCGCCACCGCCGCTGACCCCCACAGACCCGTTATCGGAGGAGGACCACGTGCCCCGACCACAGCTCTACATGACCCGCGCGGACCTGGGGTGGGGGCCGTCGCCGGCCGCCTACGCCAATCCGCGCGAGGGCCTGTGCATCCACTACGACTCCGCCGACCAGAACCTGGCCGAGAAGGCGCACGAGGCGTGCGTCGACTACTGGCGGGGCACCCGAGGGTTCCACACCGGCCCCTCGCGGGGCTGGGCCGACCTCGGCTACAGCTTCATGGCGTGCCCGCACGGGCACGTGCTGGAGGGCCGCGGCCTGTTCAAGACCCAGGCGGCGCAACCCGGCGGGAACTCGTCCTACTACTCCTGCACGCTGGCCACCGGTCCCACCGACGAGATCACTCCGCAGCAGATCGAGGCCGTCCGCCAGCTCCGCGCCTGGCTCATGGAGCCGGAGACCAGCATCGCGGGCACCGTCAAGGGCCACCGCGACTTCATCTCTACGAGCTGCCCCGGCGACCGCGCCTACGCCCTGGTCCGCGACGGATCGTTCCGCAAGGCCCCCGCCTGGAACCTCACCGACGACAACCCCGAGGAGAACGACACCATGCGCTTCATGTGGTACGGCCGCGCCGAGGGCTACACCCTGCGCGCCGGCGACGAGCAGGAGATCACCTGGACCGGGCGGCGCGGCGGCACTCCCGAGCCGCCCTACGTCAGCGTCCTGTTCCAGAACGCGGTCGGCAACATCGTCGTCCGCGTCGCCGACCACGTGCCCGGCGCGGTGCGGCTGGTGGCCCGCAAGGTCAACCAGGACACCGGCGAGGTGGTCGCGGACCTGCCCATCGGGGTCTTCGACGCCTCCGGTCAGCTCGTCATCGCCGAGCAGTGCTACGACCGCGAGCGCATGCGCCTGGTCCTCATCGCCGACGACGACACCCCCGTGCGCAACCTCAAGGCCAACGTGGTCTACACCCCCGCCGCCTGATCCCGCCCGCCCCCCATCCCGCCCCGGTCGACCGGCCGGGGCTTCATCATGTCGAGGAGTCCCATGTTCACCGTCTTCGGCCGCGAGCCCGCGGTCATCATCGGCGCCGTGTCGGCCGTGCTGTCGCTGCTGGTGGCGTTCCAGGTGCCCGGCATCAGCGACGCCACCGCGCCACTCATCGTCGCCGTCATCACCGCCGTGTTCGGCGCGATCACCGCGGCCCTGACCCGGCCCGTCGCGCCTGCGGCGTTCACGACCCTGGTGACCGCGGGGGCCGCCCTGCTCGCCGGCTACGGGTTCGAGGTGTCGGCGGAGGCCGTCGCCGCGGTCAACGGCGTCGTTCTGGCGACCCTCACCCTGATCACCCGCCAGCAGGTCACCCCCACCACGGGGGTGGCTGCGTGAGGCACCTGTTCGGCCAGACCCGCGCCGACTGGGTCATGGAGGCCGGCGACCCGATCCAGGCCGGGGAGACGATCGTGGCCTACGTCGCGCACATGCTCCCGTCCCAGCCGGTGACCCTGTGGTCCGCCGCCACCGGCGGCGAGCAGGTGGTCGACCTCGTGCACGCCGACACCGGGGAGCCCATCGGGTCGGCCTTGGTGACCGACCAGTACGGATCGATCCCGGCGTTCCGGGGCCCGGAGGGCGTCACCTACCTGTGGGCCTCAGCGTCCATGGACGGGTCGTCCCCGCGGTACGCGATGATCGCGACCGACGTCGCCGACGGCTACACCGACGTCACCGACACCCTCACCGCCCTGGACACGGCGGTGGACGACCTCGGCGCCCGGACGACCGTCCTGGAGGAGCAGGCCGGAGAGGCATCCGGCCCGTCGGGGTGGCACGACGTCACCGCCGCCCCCTACTCGGCGCCGGCCGACGGCACCACCGACGCGACCTCGGCCATCCAGGCGGCGCTCACCGCGTGCGCCGACGCGGGCGGCGGCGTCGTGTGGGTGCCGGGCGGGACCTACGCGATCGCGTCGGGGCCGCTGCGGATCTATGGCGACACCCACCTGATGCTGGCGCCATCCGCGGTGATCCGCCGGACCGCGGCGGGCACGATGCTCCTCAACGGCGACGCCGACCAGAGCTTCGGCGGCTACACCGGGCACGGCAACATCACCGTCGAGGGCGGCACGTGGGACGCCAACGGCACGGTCGTCACCGCGAACAACATGGCCATTTCGATCGGGCACGCGGAGAACGTCACCATCCGCGACACCACGATCAAGGACGTGCCGGGCTACCACGCCATCGAATGCAACTCCACCAAGGGCGCGCGCATCGACCGCGTGTCCTGCCTCGGGTTCGTCGCCACCGCCGGCCGCGAGTTCTCCGAGGCCATCCAGTTCGACCTCGCCAAGGGCTCCAGCTACTTCGGGGGGTTCGGCCCCTACGACGACACCGAGTGCGTCGACGTCCTCGTCCAGGGCTGCCGGATCGGCCCCTCGGGAACCCCCGGCACAACGAGCTGGGGGCGCGGCATCGGATCGCACTCCACCTCGCCGGACCGGCCGCACCGCGACGTGCGCATCATCGGCTGCCACATCTCCGACACCGCCCAGTGGGGCATCGGCGCCTACGCCTGGTCCGGCGCCATCATCGCCGACACCACCTTCGACGGATGCGGGGCGGGGGTGTGGGCGCGCACCCTGGACTCCTCCTCCACCAGCCACCGGACCCGCGCCAACGGCACCACCATCACCGGGTCCCAGCCGCTGGCCGGCATCACCGTCAAGGGCTGCACCTTCCTCGGGTGCGACACCTACGCCCAGGTGGTGATGCTGGAGGGCGAGGCGGCCGGGCAGTGGCGGCGCTGCGTCGTCGCCGACAACGTCATGGAGTGCTCCGGCACGCCCGGAGGCAACACCGCGATCCGCCTGTCCTACGTCAACGACTCCACGGTCAGCGGGAACACGATCTATGAGGCGAGCAACACCGCGATCTCCCAGGGCAACATCTCCGGGGTCACGGTGACCGGCAACCGGGTCAACGGGTCCCGGGCCGGCGGCATCTCCTGCGACACCGGCGCCCAGGTCGTCATCTCCGGCAACGACCTGTCGAACATCGACCACAACGGCATCCACATGCTGACCTCCACCGATGTGCAGGTCACCGGCAACCTCATGAAGTCGTGCGGTCGCGCCGGCGGTACCCAGTACGGCATCCGGGTGTCCTCCACCTGCACCTACTTCACCTTGTCGGGCAACCGGGTGCGCGGGCACGGGTCGGGGTCCGAGGTCACCAACGCGATCGGGATCACGGCGACCTGCACGAACTTCAAGTCGTTCGGCAACGACGTCCGCAACTCGCTGTCGACCAGCACCGCGCTGGTCTACGGCGGCGGCGCCGGCCAGGACACCACCGCGACCGACATCAGCTAGGAGGCGCTGTGGCGAGGCACCTGTTCGGCCAGACGAGGGCGGACTGGGCGATGGCCACCGGCGAGGCCGTCATCGAAGACGACGTCGCCGTGGGCTACGTGCCCGTGATGCTGCCCGGCCAGCCCATCACCCTGTGGGCCGCTCCTGACGGCACGACCCCGGTCACCGACATCACCGACCCCGCCGGGGCCCCGGTCAGCCAGCTCGCGGCCGACGCCGACGGCAACATCCCCAGCTTCAGGGGCCCGGACGGGGTCCGGCTGGTGTGGGCCTCGGCCAGCGCGGACGGGTCCTCGCCGCGCTACGCCATGACCGCGATCGACCTGGGCGCCGACATCGCCGACCACGAGACCCGGCTGGCGACGCTGGAGGCCGGGGGGGTCGGCACCTCCGTCCCCGAGCACATCCGGTTCTCCGCGGCGACCATCACCACCGCCGAGGCCGCGGACCCGCCGCCGGCGCACCGCGCCTACAACCTGACCGGCGGAGAGCAGACCGTGCTCGCCATCCAGGCCGCCGCCGCCGTGGCCCCGGCCGCGGGCCCGGTGGAGGTCGACGTCCGGGTCGACGGCGCCAGCGTGTTCGCCGCGCCCGGGGACCGGCCGTCCATCCCCGTCGCCGCGAACGCCTCGGCGGTGGTGGCGCCGACGGGGTCCGCGGCGCTGCCCGCCGGGTCCTACCTCACCGTGGTGCCCACCGCCGGCGACGATGCCGCGCAGGCCATCACCGTGACTGTGCGGGTGGTCTGACATGGTGACCCTGCGCGCCAACGAGTTGTCGGGCACCCCGGACACCGAGATCACCACCGCCAACAGTGCGGCCGGTGGGGACGCGTTCACGGCCGTGTCCGGCGGCCCGCTCTACACCGCCGACGGACGGGAGGGCGGTGGCGGGGCGTACCTGCCCGGGTTCGGCATCGGCGGGTACAGCGTCCTGGAATGGTCGGGCCTCGGCGACGGGCCCGTCGCCGTCCGCGCGTTCGTCCGCCTGGACGACCCCGACGGGTTCAGCCAGGACGTCGCCATCAGGATCGGTGCCGCGCAGGTGCGCCTGACCACGGGCTTCGGCTCGGGCGTGGTGGTCGAGACGGACGAGGACACCACCGTCCTGGCGCCCGCCACCGCCATCCCCTTCGGCACCTGGATGAGGATCGAGGCCACCGCCGCCGGGGACCGGTTCACCGGTCGGGTGTTCTTCGACGCCTCCTCCGACCGGCCCTCCTGCTCCGGCGTCATCACTCGCTCCGACACCTTCACGACCGTGGGCGCCGCTGGCCGCCGTGCCCACCTCGACCAGCTCCTCGTCGCCGACGCCCCGTGGCCCGTCGGGCTGCTCCGCGTGCAGTCGTGCGGCGGGCCGCCCGGCACCGAACCCGTGGCCGGGAACAGCTCTTATGGGGATGCGTGGGGGGCGGTCGACGCCGGGATCACCTACACCGCCGACGGGTACGCCGGCCCCGGTCTGCGGCTGCCCGGGGGCGCGACCGCCCGCGGCGTCGCCTGGAACAGCGGGTTCGCCCTCGGCGACTTCGCCGTGCGCGGGCACCTGCGGCGCGACGAGGGCGCCGAGGACGGGCACGTCGCCTGGGCCAACACCGGCGGCGGGGTGTTCCTGACCTCCGGGGGTGGGCTGTCCTGGGCGGGCCTGGAGCTGCCCGCCGGCGCTGTGCCCGCCGGGGAGTGGGTGCGCGTCGAAGTCCGCCGGTCCGCCGGCGTCGGCCACCTGGAGGTGTTCGGCGACCCGCAGGCCACCACCCCCACGGCCGCCGCCTCCGGGATGGTGCCGACCGACCTCCAGCCGCAGTGGTGGTGGGAGCGGTACGGCACCGGCGGCATCACCTGGGACGAGCTGGCGCTGGCCGACACCGGCGACCGCATCGGCCCCATCACCCTGCCCGAGCACCCCGGGTACACCGGGTTCGGGCTGCCCATGTTCGCCACCTAGCCAGCACGAGACCGCCCCGCCCTCCTACGTGGAGGGCGGGGCGGCTTCGCTGTGCCCAGGGGGTGGGCGGGGTCACGGACCACCCCCTGGGGTGGCGGCCGGCCCCCTTGCCCAGGGGACCGGCCGCCGTCGCGCGCGGCCTGCCGTATCCACCGTCAGATTGCGCGCGCGTCTAGGGGGACGCCTCGGCGCAGGTCATTTCGTGACGCGTTTCGTGACACGGTGCCTGCGCGGCGTCCTCGGGGTCCGCGTCAGAGGGACCTGAACGCGGCGGGGAGCCCTTCCGCCAGCATGCCCAGCGCGACAGCGAGGGCGATGATGAGGAGGGCATAGACGAGGGTGGCGCGCTGGCTCACGCGGAGTCCTTCCGGTCGGTGCGTCTGGGGTGCTTCCCGCCCCGCCTGGGGAAGGCGGACGGGCGGGGCGGGAAGCGGCCGGGCGGCCTCGGGGCCCGGCGTTGTGGACCGCGCACCGGCTTCCCCCGGGGCATCAGCACCCCTCACCTTCGCCGGTGCGCGGCCGTTCATGGGCGCCGACTGGTGTCGTTGGCGATGGAGAACACCTGGGAGGACCGGTAGTAGGTGCGGGCGCCGGAGTAGACGCGGTCCATCTCGGCGGCGGCGAGCACGGGTTCGGGCCAGCCGAGGATGCCCGCGGCCTCGGGCTCGGTGAGGTCGTACAGCCAGGGTTTGGCGTAGGCGCCCCACGCCGCCCACACCGACCGGTAACCGTTGGGGTGGTAGTAGACGCCCCACGCGTCGGCCTCCGCGCGCGTGACGGCGAGGGCGGGCGGGGACTCGGCGAGGGGGTCGTCGGCGAGGAGCGCGCCCGGCACGCCGG